TAAGATGAAATGAGTAGAAAGAAAATTAAAATTATAAATGAGAATTGGGCTAAGAAATTAGATAAAACATTAATTAAAAGATTTGGTAAAGATAAAAAATTTAAAACTGAATTTAATTTATTTGCTGGTATATGCGGTCGGTGAGTATGTGACAACATATAAAGTAAAGACTGCTGCACAAAGAAAAGAAATAGTTATATTTATTGAAGGATATATGGCAGCAATTGATGATTGTAAAAAAATAATAGACGAGAATTAAAAATGAAACTTATAAAATTTAAAGAACAGAATGCTACCATAGCTGAGCATCAGCCAGAATATTTGCCAATGCCGGCTTTTATTAATACTAAAGAGGGCTATGTTATTTGCTGTTGGAAGTTGTCATTGTTGGAAAGAATTAAATTATTTTTTATTGGTAAAGTATGGCATAGAATGCTGACATTTAACCAGCCATTGCAACCGCAGTTATTAACTATTGATAATCCTTTTAGAAAATAATTGGAGTAAATTGAAAATGCCCAATAGATTAATAGAATTTAAAAAGCCACTTTGTAAAGAGTGTGGAACTCCTAAATCTGAAAAAACAGATCATGCTGTGGTTTTATATTTTAAAGATAGAGCATTTATTGATGAATTTGTGGCAATGATTAGAACTATTTTGCCAGGTTTAAAAGGTTACCAATATGGCAAACGTAAAAAGAAATGAGGCAGATGGCATATTCAGGGATATGCTATCATCAAATCCTAGCCAAGTGGGATTTTGTCGAATAGACTTGGCACTAATTTATTTAGGAGATATTCCATGATTAAGTGTGGGGAAGCACCTTTTTTGGAATGTAGTAGTAAGGGGGATAAAAGATTCTCAGTGTTTTATGCTAGAATAAAATCAAGAGATAATAAAACGATAGAAGAGATTTATCAGGCTTCAAAAGTTTTTAGTGATGGCAAAACTGGATTGCTAATAAGAGAGGCTAAAGGAAAGAAGGCGATCAATGATAAGTTTATAAGAGCGTTATATTCAAGTTTGTGGGATGAGTACATTGATGAAAATCCAGAGTTGTTGGCGGTATTAGTAAAATCATCTGGGCTCAGTGATCTTTTTGGACAAAAAGGACATTGTTGCCAAGCAACTGAATTATGGCGCATAAGAACCGAGTATTGTTTAAATAGGTGCTAGGAGAAAATAAATGTTGATAATAATATCAAAGATGAAAGAACAGATAAGAAGGTGGTGGAATAAACCAGCAGACCCTTGGGAATTTTGGTTACCAAACTCTGGTTTATTAGGGGCTTTTATAGCGGCGATAATATTAACAGTAATTATAATTATTGCTGCTTCTTTTATTTCTTTAGTAAAGATTATTGGAATAAAGTTATCAATTATTGCGGTTATGTTGGGATTTTTTCTGGCATTATTTATTGGTATTTTAATAAAGAGGAGTAATTGAAAATGAAAATATTAGCAACTGATAATTTATTATTATCATTAATAAAAAACCATTTACATTTACGTACGGCATTTGAGGTGGTAGAAAAACATGCCGATTTTGTTTCATTGATGAAAGATGCTATTGAATTGGAATATAAGCTAATAAAAGAAGGCGGATTGGGTGCTATTATGGATAATTATAGTAAGGATTTGAAAGAATCCTTAATTAAAAAAGAAGAGGAATTAAAAAGTGTCATAGAAGATAACAATTATTATCGCTCAGCAATAGGTGATATTGCTAAAATATTAGGAATGACTAATAGAGATGATTTTAAAAATAGTTTTTCAGCAGATGATGTTATTAGATGTGCTGTGCAATTAATGTCCTCAATTGAAAAAGAGGCAAAAGGAATTTTAGAATCCAGATTAGAACATTTAGAAAAAGTAATAGGAACATTTATTGCTTGGAGTCAAAGTGCTTTGGTAGAGTCAGCAACAAAAACTTTATTAGATATGTTAAATGATGCTGAAATGATTAAACCAGATTTGCAAGGCACAATGATGAATGTGAAGCAGAAGCCAGTGAAGATAACTAAGTATTTTGTTATATCAATACCAGGAGATGATGCGGAAATAATAAAACAGAGGATATTGAAGAGATGTTTTGGTATTTGGCCGGATGGAATTGATAGTGATAATGTTAAAGAAGTAATTCCATTTTTAGCAATGCCCGGAAAGTATCAAGAAGTTGCTGTTAATAGAAAAGATGTTTTTAAGGAAAATTAAAATGAATACTATTGTAATTTTTTTATTAGGAATTTTAATAGGAATTATGATTGAAACGGCAATTGTTAGAAATGGTCAAAGAGGAAAATTTGGAAAGAAAGGAAGATTGTATTGTGAAAGAAAGAAATAATATTATGAGGAGAGATTAAAATAAAATGTCTACTAAAGTAAAATGTTTTGTTGTGTTTATAGAAGGAAAAACAGATGAAAGAATTGTTGGAGTAAAAGCATTGATACAAGCGTTACCTGAAATAAAAGAAGTGAGGCAGGTATTAATCTGTCCGAATGGATTTTATTCAGAGAAAGAAATAATTATAAGAAGGGAAATAAAGAAACCGAGGGATGTAGAGATGGGAGATTGGAAAAGATTAATAAAGAAATATGGGAAGGGTCCTTATAAGTCTGTTTTAAATTTAAATACGTGGACGCGTGATTTATATTTTGAAGTGGGGGATAAAAAAGTAGTTAAGAAAATGAAAGGAGAAATTGTAGTGGAAAAAGTTCTTATTTAGGGGAATTGTGCTGGAGAAATGTATAGGAAAAAGTGGAGAATTGTGCTGGAGAATTGTGCTGGAAAAGTAAATAGGAAATTGTGCTGGAGAATTGTGCTGGAGAATTGTGATAGAAATACCCCACCACCATACGGGGCGTCCTATAAAAATATAACAAGCCATTTGATTAGTGAATTGCGCTACAGGAATAGCAGTACAAATGTACTGCTTTAAACTGAATGTCACACAATCAATCCTGGTGCGATATAAATACATGTATTTTAAAGTGGAAAACAGTGTAAAACGTCAATTGGGGGGAAAGTGAAAATATTACCACCACTGTATGATGATGCTGGGAATTATATCAAGAAGAAAGAACTTCCCGATCGGGTACATGTTCACTTGATGGATGGACATCCTGAAAATTGTCCGCAATGTAAGAAATCCGCCTTCAATAAAGAAGCATCGCCGATGAAATCAGGATTTAAGAAAGGTGCTGGACAATGGAAAAGATTTTGTAGTGTGTGTGGATTTGTTTTCTATGATTTATTAAAACCTAGGAAATAAATAACATGAAGAAAATAGATGCTACTAAATTAGAAAAGCGCATTAGATTGGAAATGTTTAAACACCAAAATCAGCATATAAAAGCAATTGATGAAACAGAAAATGTAATTGATCGATCATTTCTAATCAGAGCACATAACAAGGAAATGGTTATTTATCAAAAATGCTTAGATATAATTATAGCAAGTTTACCAGTATTTTAATTTGGAGAAAAATTAAAATGAACAAGTTTGATATTAATAGACAGTTAGCGGAAAAAATAATGGGTTGGAAAATATATGATGCTATTCCATCTGAATATGAAATTCCATTTTGTATACAACAGGGATTAAATATCAGCGTTACTTATTCGGAAAAACCATTTAATTGGATAATTTGGAATCCTAAAGATAATATTGCTCAAGCAATGCAATGTGAGCAGGTATATTTAGAAAATAAGGTTGATAATGGAAGGTATGAGAAATATGTTAATTCATTAGCAGAGATTATATTGGGGATGCAATTAGGAGAAAATACAAATTTAATATATTTTAATACTCATGCTGATTTTATTAAATTGATATGTGCTAATGCTACAATGCGATGCGTATCATTATTAAATGTATATATTGCATATGAAACTGGTCCTGTCGATTCTGTTAAACAAGAAAATGTAAAAGAGGAGGATGTTATTGCAAGTTTAAGACAACAATTATCCGATTTACATCAGGAAGTGGAATTCCATATTAAATCATGCAAAGAATTAAATGAGATGAAAAGAAAGTTGGAATTACAAAATGAAGCTATAGGAAAAGAATTGCATAGACTTAAAATAGAAACAAGAAGGATTTAAAAATGGATAGGCGCACATTTTTAAAGACGGCGACGGAAACAACTTTAGCAACTGTTGTTCCATTGCCTGTTATTAAATTTGCTGAGGAAGATATAAATAGTTGGAATTTAAATACTGAAAATTTAGATAAACAGGTAATAATACAATTAAAAATAAAAATGATTCAGATATGTGGGGATCCCACAATTAAAGTTTCTAAACTGTGGTGGGTTGATGGTGAAGATAAAAAAATTAATACAATCACCAGTTTAGAAGATTTTGAAGATTTATATGGAAAAGCAATATCAGTATCACAATCAACAAGGAAAGAATGCCAACTCACCATTAATTCTAATGATGAGTTATTTGATAAATTATATGATGTGTTTTGTGGTCAGGAGAATGTTTTTATAACAGGAGAAACTGATCCTTTTTTGATTACTGAAATGGAAATTATTGATCGATATTCTTGATTGCTTTTCCTACTTGATTATTTATTTATATAACTTATCCTCTAGCACATAAATTTAAGTTTATGTACCGGGGGTACTGTCATGCTGTCAAATAGAAAAAGAAATGGAAAAGTAAAATTGCTTAATCATGTTTTAAATGGTTATAGAAAATTTAAAGAGAAAAAGAAAAATAGAAATAATGAATTCAAGGAAATTGATTTTTATTCAACTGGGAAATTGACCACAGAGCTGAGGAAAGATATGTGTATTCATATCAGAAACGGAGTGCCGATTAATCGTGCTTGTTTTTTGGTCGGAGTACACCCGCGCACACACTATAAATGGATAAGAAAAGGAAATGAGTTTATTACTTCCATGGAAGATAATGGAGAAGCAAATCCCACCTTAGAAAAATATGCTCAATATTTGATGGCAATAAAACGATCGGAAACTTTATTTTTAAATAGGATGATTTCAAGGAGTTTATTGCCGGATAGTTTTAAAGTGACGTGGGTTAGAGATATGACAATATTGGAGAGGAGAGATAAGGATAATTGGGGTAAACAGCTTGACGTGGAGATCAGCGAAGAGGAATTTAATCCTGATGAATCATTTTTATAGATTTATTTTTAGTATATTTATTAAATGAGAAATAAAAGATGTACCAGGTGTGGTAGAAAAGCGCAATCAACTTGGAATTGTTGTGCAATGAAAAACAAACCAATGCCGCTTTGTCCTGGTTGTGACATTCAGTTAAATGCTTTAGCAATGGAATTTGCTAAGATAAAAAATCGTAAGGAATTGCTTTATACTTATGTATTGAGCAAATTAGTTTAGTGGGGAAATGATATGTGGGCGCTGGAATATTTAATTGTTGGTATAAAAGGTGACTCCCCTTTTTATTAGCATTCTCTGTGATATATGCGGATATTACAGAAATTTCCAGCGCCCCTTTTTAATTTAATCCAATTCAATTAATTAAATAAAATTTATGAGAGTTTATAATAAAGAAGGATTATTTTTAGGTAGAACTCCTATACATTTTATAACACATCACCCAATACAAGTTATAAATAGTATTACCTTAATAGGAAATGATAACGGCAAACAGATAAAGGAAGAATTTCAGATTGTGATGATAGAAGGAGAAGTTTTCCAAGGAAAAGCAATATTAATGGAAATCGAATCTCTTTTTAAATGGGCTAAAGTTTTAAAATTTCAGGCGTCTCCCTTGCTTGATACTATAATTGATCGAACTGTTAAACGTGAAATGGCAGCAAATGCTGCTGGAGGAAATCAAGATGAGCAAAAGCAAAATATCCAATAGGTCCGGTTTAAATAGTTTAGATATAGCTGCCGCTAATAAAGATGAAGAGGTGGGAAATATTGATGAATTAAAAGGATGTGGGGAGTTGAGTGATAAATATTTAGAAATGGTTAAAGAGTTACGGATAACTATGCAACAGATAGCGCGATCAAGAGATCACACAGCAGCAAAATTATTAGCAACGGAGGCTTTATGTCTAATCAGTGATAGATGCGGAGAGATTTAAATGGCAGATTGTTTATCTTTTGGTAAATATAAATATCCACATCCAATAGAGGAAGTTCCACATGATTATCTTGAATGGGTTATTTCGGATAAATGCGAATGCACAGATGAGGATAAAGAATCAGCCGTTGAGGAAATGCAAAGAAGAAAAGATCATTATGAAGAGTTGAGTAACCAATAACTAGGAGATATCGAAATGAAAATTAATAAATCACTAATCCCATCATTGAATGAAGTTTTTGTTATTACTGCTGCCGCAACAACCGCAACGGATGGAACTTTTACTTTAACACATGAAGGAAATATTACCGCTGCTATTGATCATGATGCTGCCGCCGCTGCAATACTTGCTGCCCTTGAGGCATTGCCAAGTATAGGGGCTGGAGATGTGACTGTTGTTGATGCGGGAGGAGGATTAGCAGCTAATAATGGTACAGCTACAATAACTTTCCAAGGCGCACTTGCAGAAAGGGCCGTAGCGCTAACTGGAGTTTTTACAGGATTAACAGGTAATGATCATGTTCTATCCAATTCAGTTAATGGAATAACCAATAAATTAATTACACTTGAGACAGAAAATGGAGATTCTCAATATTTAATAACATCGATGATATTAAAGATGGGATCTACGGGTGGAGTTGTGACATTTAAATCGGATGTTACTGCAATTTCTCCTGCTTTTGAAATGGTAGCAGCTGATCAATTGATATTGCCACATAATGATGCCGGATGGTTTGAAATAACAGCAAAAGGTGAGGATTTAAATATTACATTGAGCGCTGGTGATGGTGATGTTCAAGTTACCGTAAAGAAAGTTAAATAACCGGAGTAATTGAAATGGAAACAAAAGCTACAATGATGGGTGGTGATAAGAAAATGCACACTGTAAAAGAGATGCAGGAGATGGCGCGTCATTGTGAGGAGGAAATGTTGAATCATATAAAGAAATTTGAAACTGACACGGGATTTAAAATCAATTACATTTCTTTAGAAAGGTTTGATATGCACGGTTCAATTGGTAAAAGCAGTCCGCTTGTTGGTGTAAGTTTTGATTTAACTTTTGTTAAATAATGGATAAACCACTTTTTTGGATTACTATTGACTTTGAATGGGATCCCCATGATTTATGGATTGGAGTTTTTTGGAAGAGAAAAGAGAATCATGTTGATGTGTGTATATGTTTTGTACCTTGTTTGCCATTGCATGTGGTAATTTATGACTAAAAGAATTGCTTTATTAAGAAATGATTACAGAGTTATTAGTGCTGATTGTCCGTGGGAATATAAAATAACACATGGCAGGGGAGTTGCCAAAGATCATTATTTAACTATGTCGATGCAGGAACTAATCGATATGGCTCCGATGGTTAAATCATGGAGTGCCGATAATTGTGTTTTATTTTTATGGGCAACTCCTCCAAAACTTTATGATGGCATTGACAGACTAATAAAAGCTTGGGGATTTCGATATGTAACTTTTGGTTTTGTGTGGGTGAAAGTTACACAAAATGGAAAATATTTTATAGGTAATGGAAGATATTCTCGGGCTAATTCAGAACCCTGCTTATTATGTGTTAAAGGAAAAATGCCTGTAAGTGATCATGCTGTGAATCAGATTATATATGCCTATCGTGGACCACATTCAAGAAAACCGGAAGAATCATTTGAAAAAATAGAAAGACTTTATCCGAAAGGTCCGTATTTGGAAATGTTTGCTAGAGGTACGCCGAGAAAAGGATGGGATTGTCATGGTAATGAGGCAGTTAGTAAATGAATGGCAAAGAAGATAAAATAATTGGCATAAAAGAGGTATCGGATGGTGAAGTTATTAAAAGATTGGAAGAAATATTACAAGCAGCTAAAAATGGAAAATTAAAAAAGTTAATTTATTATGCTGTGACTGATACGGAATGGATATATGAATTTAAAACAGGCATGGATGCTTTTGAATTGATCGCTCTTTTAGAAAGATTGAAACATAATTTAATGGTATTGTGTGATGATTCAACAGAGGATTAAAAAATGAAAAGAACTGAATCAGCAGTTTGTGGAGTAACTTGTTTTCCTTATGGAGAAAATTGCAATAATTATTGTAATATTGATAAAACAAAACCAATGGAAGAAGCACCGATGCTAATTGAAGCTGAAGGAACATGGTGCACATATTGTGGAGCACGCTTTAAAAATTCATTTTTAGAAATGTTGGGAGCTTCTGGTTGTCCTAATTGTCGTAATATTGGAATTCCATGTGATGCTGGTTTTGATATCAAGATTGAAATTAACTGGCATGAATTACGGATACTTTGTATGTGGGCTGCCGCACAAGAAGCAACATTTACAGAAAAACAGCATGATGTAGTTCCATCAATTATAGGAAGAATTGAGCAACAATATCCTAAACTTGCAAAGTGGAGTCCATTATCTTTGTTTGTAGAGTTGCAACAATTACGAGAATCAATTAAAAATGGAAATATAAAAGCAGGGAAAGTGGAGACAAATATTGAACCATTACTTATGCGTCCGATAAATGGTAATGGTGCTGTTAATAGTTCAAATAGTAAAGAATCAGTGGACAAATATATTGAAGTTACGCAGGAAGAATTTAAAAAGGAATTGGAAGATATTAAAAAATTATAATAAAATAAATTTTATAGGCTTAGTTTAAAAACAGAGGAAAAATAAATATGAATTAGAGAAAAATAAAAATGGCTAAAAGGGCTGTATTAATATTGAAAGAGGATGAAGATCGGCAGGATAATATAATAGATCGATCTTCATCCTCTTTTTGGCGTAAAGAACCTCCATTATTAGTTGATAATAAAATTAAAGTTGGAGGAATGTTATCACATCAACAGGAATGGTGGGATCTTCCAAATTTTGTTAAAGCACTTGTTGCTGGTTATGGTTCAGGAAAAACTTTTATAGCTGCTAAACGCGCCATATCTCTCGCATTACATAATGCGCCCGCTCCACATCTTCAAGTTTCTCCATCTTATAAAATTGCTAGACGCACAATAGTTCCGGCAATCTCCGCATTATTAAATGGCAAACAATCCTTGCTGTATAATTTAAAATATAAATATCATAAAACTAATCATGAATTTGAAATACTTTATAAAGGTAGGCGAGCAGTAATATGGATAGCATCGGGTGATGATCCTGATTCATTGAAAGGACCGAATGTGGGGAGTGCTGGCATCGATGAGCCTTTTATTCAAGATGAGGAAGTTCTAGATCAAACGCTTGCAAGAATACGCCACACAAGCGCCAAGTTACGCGAATTAAATTTAACAGGAACTCCAGAACAATTAAATTGGGGATTTGATATATGTGAGGGAGATAGAAAAGGAGATTATGATATAGGAATTGTTCACGCAAATACTAAAGACAATGTAATAAATCCTGATAGTTATTATCAGACATTAGTTAGAGCCTTTTCCGATCTTGCCGCCCGCGCGTACCTGGGCGGTGAGTTTATTAATTTAACAGCAGGCGCTGTTTATTATTCATTCAGTAGTTCCAAAAATGTGGTTAATTTGGAAGATCCAGGTATAGAGTTAGGAATGGGAATGGATTTTAATGTCAATCCAATGGCATCAATAATATTTTGGAAAAATGGTAATCATATTCATGTTATGGATGAAATTGAGTTACCAAACGCGGATACGGAATATATGTGTGATCATGTGCGTGATAGATTCATATATCCAAAAGGACATGAGAAAGAAGGTAAATGTAGGATTGCAAATGTTTATCCTGATGCAAGTGGGAGATCAAGAACAACAAAATCACCCGGAGGTAAGTCAGATTTTTATTATATAGAAAAGGGAGGTTTTAATATTGACGCACCATATGCTAATCCAAATGTTAGAGATAGAGAAAATGCCGTTAATGGAAAGTTTTGTCCTAAAGAAGGTAATCCAACTCTGACAATATCGCCTAAATGTAGGAATTTAATTTCTTATTTAAATAAATACACACATGAAAATAGGAATACATCTAAAGGTAAGGCAATGTCCCATTTACTTGATGCGACGGGATATCCAATTCACCGGTTATGTCCCATTGTTCGGCCAATTGTAAAAGTTCAAAGAGTAGCACTTTAGGAGAATTAAAATGCCAGTAAATACTAAACATTCAGAATATTTAAATAGTCAAGATATGTGGAACCGCTGTAATACGGTTATAGGAGGTGAGGATTCGGTTAAAGAGGCAGGTACAAAATATTTACCCAAGTTAGCAAACCAAGATGATGATGAGTATAATGCTTATAAACAGCGTGCTAGCTTTTTTTCAGCCACAAAAAGAACAGTGGAAGGAATTGTTGGTATGATATTCAGGCGTCCTATGCGAATAAAATTTCCAGATTTAGAGTGGATAAAATCAGCTGGGCAGGGAGGGATTTCTCTTGAAGCATTGGCTAGAAAAGTTACTAAGCATGTAATCAGTTTAGGACGGACTGGTTTGTTATTAGATTTAAAAGATGGAGAATCAGTTAAGCCTTTTATTGTTCAATACGGCCCAGAATCAATTATTAATTGGCGTATTGATGATATTGGGGGAGCTGAAAAATTAAGTTTGGTAGTACTCCAAGAATGTGATCAAGTTGTGGATTCAACAGATCAATTTAAAATGATTAGTAATGATAGGTGGTTGGTTTTAGAGTTGAATGGATTTGATGATAGAGGAGTTATGATATCTAAAACTCCTATTTACAGAATACAAGTTTGGAGAAAAAAGAAAGGAAAAGGGGGTGATGATTTAAATAGTTTTGAAATTGAATCAACTAAATTTCCAAAGATACGCGGACAATATCTTAATTATATTCCTTTTGTGTTTGTGAATCCTAATGATCTTTCGGTCAATATAGAAAGATCGCCAGTTGCTGATTTAACAAGTATTAATTTAAGCCATTATAGGAATAGTGCTGATCTGGAACATGGCAGACATTATACAGCATTGCCTACTCCTTGGGTGGCAGGATTTAAATTAAATGGTGATGAAAAATTAACCATAGGATCACAAGTAGCGTGGGTATCTGAAGATCCAAATGCTAATGCTGGTTTTCTTGAGTTCACAGGACAGGGCTTGCATGCTTTAGAAGAGGCATTAACACAAAAAGAAAATCAAATGGCAGTATTAGGCGCCCGCTTATTAGAATCACAAAAGAATTTGGTTGAGAGTGGTGATACACAAAGACAAAGGAAAGTTGGAGAGGATAGTATTATAGCTACAATTGCTGGAACAATTGATTTAGCTTTTGTACAAGTATTATCATGGGCTAAAGAATGGCTTTCTAAAACTGGTGATGTGGAAGTTGAATTAAATAAAGATTATTCGGCGATTATAATAGATCCACAAATGATAACTGCTTTACTAGGAGCATTACAGTCAGGAAGAATAAGTTGGGATACTTTTGTTTATAATTTAGCCAAGGGTGAGGTATTGCCTGATGGTAGAACTGCTGAACAAGAATTGGAATTAATTAATAATTTTCCAGGCATGCCAATTCCTGGCAATGAAATGGATTTAGATGAAGAGGAGGAAGAAATTGAAGAGGAAGAAAATAAATAAGCATATATGGAAATAAATTTTGCTCCTTGATGAATTCAGGCCCATTAATCTAGTCCGATTTTTATAGGTTAGTGAGATCAAGGAGACTTTTTATAGTTGATTTTGTGTTAGATGAAAATTGAGGATAGTTCCAGGAATTGTCCTGGGAAATAGCGGATAAATTATGAGAGCTGAATAAAATGGTTAAAGGTATAAAATCAGTATCAGATAAGATTTCAAATGAAATTACAGCACACACCGTTGATTTAACCCGTGTGGATGCTCAGATTAGGAAAGAGGTGCGTGGAGTATTGAAAAAAATGGAGTTGGAAATAGTATCTGAATTGGAAAATTTTACACCTGAGACTAGATCACAAGTATACAGAATGGGAAGATTGGATAAATTAAATAAACAAACCACGGATATTATTAAATCTTCATATGTGCTAAATAAAAATATTTTACATGATGAAATGAGGGAATTAGCAGAATTGGAAAATCAGGTAACTGTAAATACCGTGAATGGTTTTATTAAAGCGGATATTATGACAGTTGGATTAGGAGCTGAAGTTTATAAAAAAATATCAAGAGAAACATTAATAGAAGGCGCTCCCAGCGCTGAATGGTGGTCGCGCCAAGCTGGCAATCTCCAAAAATCATTTGAGGATCAAATGAGGCAAGGAATTTTAATGTCTGAATCTAATTCAAAATTAATTCAAAGGGTGCGTGGAACTTCTACGGGTAAAATTAATAAATATGAGATCGATGGAAAAACTAGAACATATACAGAATTTTCTGGTGGTATTTTAGATACTGGAACAAGGCAGGCAGAAGCATTAGTTAGAACATCTGTTCAGAATGTTGCCAATGCTGCTAGATATGAAACGTATAAAAATAATAATGATGTAATAAAAGCGGTACAAGCGCTTGTTACTCTTGATGGCGCTACCACTCCTATCTGTCAGGCACGATCAGGCGCAATCTGGGATCTTCAGACGGGAGAACCTACTGATGATTCTCCTGTCAGTGAATCATTCCCAGGCCCACCACCTTGGCATTGGAATTGCCGCACTACTTTAGTTCCTGTTATGAAATCATGGAAAGAATTAGGGGGGAAAGTAAGAAAAGAAATTCCAATATCAACACAAGCAAGTATGGATGGACAAGTATCTGGAAAACTTACATACAATGGTTGGTTAAAAACGCAATCAAAAGAAAAGCAATTGGATATTTTAGGACCTTCTAAATTTGAAATGTGGGAAAAGGGAGATTTAAAATTATCTAATTTAATAGATAATACGGGACGTCCTTTATCAGTGGCTAAATTAAAAGAAAAATATGGATAAAAATATCCGATGGAATTGATGAAAAGATAAAAAATATATAAAAACCACTTGATAGGCGTTACATACATATATTTTAAAATGTAATTTGATTAAAGGGGTATGTATATAACGCTTGGATAAGTATTGAGGCATACTCCATGGAATGGTAATTGATTATTTGATGATGGCGATTATTATGCTACTTGAGTGTTATTAATCTTTATTAAAAATAATTTTTTATCCAACCGGAGGTTGATTCTTTATGTTTAAATTAAAAGTACTAACAGCGGCGCTGTTAAATTGTGGCCTGAATATAGGAATATGTGGATTGAAGCTTGGAACTTTGAAAAGTATTATTACAGTAAAGGAGTTTGGTGATCTGCCCGAAGTATTGCAAGCAGAATATGTAAAAGGAGAGGGGGAGGATGCTGATAAATATGTGCTTGATACGGATAATAAAGCAAAGATAGGAGAATTCAGAAATAATAATATAAAACTTACCAAGGAAATGGATAAGTTAAAGAAAGAAATGGAAAAATTTAAAGATGTTGACCCTACTAAATACACCGAGGCAATGAAGAAACTTCAGGAAATCGAGGATGCAAAACTGATTGATGCTGGAAAACTGGAAGAATTGTTAGAGCAGAAAACAGAAAGGATGCGGACATCTTATGAAGAGCGCTTAAAAAAGGCGAATGATTCGCTGGAAGCAGCTACTAAAAAATCATTAACATTAACCGGACAATTGTCTGAAGTAAAAATAGATAAGGAAGTTTCTTCGGCAGTTTCAAAAGTTGGGAATATAAAGAAAGGCGCAATGGAGGATATTTTATCGCGGGCGCGGCGTGTGTGGAAACTTGATGATAGTGGAAATCCTGTTCCCATGAAAGGAGAAGATGTAATTTATGGATCAGATGGACAAAAAGTATTAACCATGGATGAGTGGGCTTCTGGTTTAGCTACGGAGGCTCCTTATCTGTTTGAAGAGAGCGCTGGAGCTGGTGCAAAAGGTGCTGATCAAATTAAATCTGGTAAAATTGCTACTATAGCCAAGGGCGATAAGAAAGCATTTGGAGATAATCTTGAAGATATAGCAAAAGGAAAAGTTAAGGTAGCAATGTAATAAAGTTTTAAGTATTAATTTTCACAGTTTCAATTTTATTTTGTAGTGCCTCCAACGGGGTTGGAGGAAAATCCGTATTCCGGTGGGATACATTTACGGGTTTTATATTTCCAACCCGTGTTAATTTTATTTTAATTAATCCAAATTTGGAGGCATGACAATGAATATTCATTTTAATAGATACAGGCACAAGGTAAATGGAATTTTAATTGGTCACCCGATCGGGTATATGCACGGAGACAATACCTTAACTGAGGTAACTCCGAAAATCCTGGCGCAGGGTTTGCTGGCATTGCGTGAAGTTTCAATTATGCCCGCGCTAGTAAATTCGGATTATGGGGATGATGCTAGACAGAAAGGTGCTACAGTTGATGTGCCGATACCATCGGCAATTGCAGCAGTAGCTGTAACTCCTGCGGCAACCCCTCCTTCTACCGCTGATAGTACACCAACCTCGGTTAGTTTACCGCTTGACCAATGGTGGGAAGCGCCTTTCTATCTCACTGATAAAGATCGCAAACAGGCGGATGCTGGTTTTATTCCGATGCAGGTATCTGAAGCGATCAAGGCTCTGGCGAACAAAGTAAATACCTATATATTTACTGAAATGTATAAGGGGATTTATGGATATGCGGGCGTAGCTGCTACCACGCCGTTTGCCTCTGATACATCAAACGCTACCGATTTGCGGAAGATTTTGAATAAACAATTGGCGCCAGAAGGTGATCGCCGTGTTGTGTTAGATCCCGATGCTGAAGCTAATGCGCTGAATCTCCGTCCCTTCAATGATATGTCTTTTAGTGGAAATCCTTCCGCTATTATTGAAGGCAAACTGAATAGGAAATTTGGTTTCGATTGGTTCATGTCGCAATTGATTCCTACCCACACGGCAGGAACTGCCGCAAGCGCAACAACTGATAACACTGGTTATGCTGCAGGTTTGAAAACGGTTACATTGGCTTCAGCAGGTACCGGTACAATACTTGTTGGCGATGTTATAACATTTGCTGGACATACCCAGACATATGTTATAACTTCGGGTGATGCTGATGTATCAAATGGCGGAACCATTTCTTTCTATCCTGGTTTAGCAGTTGCACTATCAGCGGCAACAAAAGCGATCACTGTGAAAGCCACCCATGTAGCTAATCTCGCTTTTCACCGTGACTGCTTTGCTTTTGCTACGCGTCCTCTTGAAGATGATGTGCCTGCTGGACTTGGTAGTATTGTTCAAGCGGCGTTTGATCCGAAAAGTGGATTAACTCTACGGTTAGAAATTACTAGAGAGCATAAGCGGATTAGATGGTCATTTGATATTCTTTATGGTGGTGTGGTTGTGCGTAGAGAATTCGGCTGCCGTCTGGCTGGATAATTTCTTCTCCTCTGTTTTTAAACTAAGCCGAGGAATTTGCAAAGGGCGCTTCAGGTTTTCGGACAACCTGCGGCGCCTTTTATTTTGTGTCCGTAATTTTAAGAGGATAATAAAATGGGTACTGTACCTACAATGACAGTTTACTATAAGGATAATAAAAATCTTGGGCCAGTGGAAATTAATGTGTCCGATTTTGATCCTGAAAAACATTCTAAAACGAGGATGGTTTTAGAAACAAAAAAGACTTTTAAAAAAGATAAAAATAAGGAGTAATTAATAGATTTATTTTTGTTTTAAAATTTTATTAATTAACCGGAGAAAGATAATGAGATTATTTATAAATACTTTTGTTTTAATAGTGATGCTAATTTGTAATTTTTTTATAATTTGTTTTAAACAAGTGATTCCAAAAAATACTTTCAATGGTATTTTAGGAATAAAATATGGACATGATCCCAGACTTTATCCAGGTGGTGAGAAGGGACAAACACCTTTAATATTCCAAAAAGTTATTACGCAAACCGTAACTCCTGCGCAAGTGGCAACTATAGTCGCTGCTGAGCAAGATGTGACGGTAACTGGAGTGAAAGTGGGAGATGTGCTAATTATGAATCCTGCCGCTACCGGTAATGCTACGCTTGTTGGGGCTTGTAGAGTTAAGGCTGCTGATACTGTTTCAATTCAATATGTAAATCCAACAGCGGGCGCTTTAACTCCTGGTGCCGGTACATATACATTTTTAATATTTAGACCGGCGGCCTAAATTTAATTATTGATTGAAATATAGGAACTAGCCAATGTCCTTAACACTCATAGCAACTGCGGGTGCTGCTAATGCGAATTCATACGCAACAGCGGCAGAAGGAGACACCTATCATGAGAGACACTTGTATGATAGTGATTGGACAGGAGCAACCACCGCAAATAAGGAAGCTGCTCTTGTGTGGGCCACACAAGTCATCGATGAAAATTTGGAATTTAGTGGTGCAAAGGCTAGTATAGATCAAGCATTGAGGTGGCCGCGGTACGGAGTACAGGATAGGGATGGCATATTTTATGACAGTGATGTTATACCTCAATTCTTGAAAAATGCGGCAGCAGAATTTGCTAGACTGCTGATCGCAAGTGACAGGACCGCTGAACCTGATACACAAGGATTTAAAAGCATTACTGTAGGACCCATCAGTCTTGATATAGATAAATATAACCAGTTATCGGTGATTCCTGAATCTGTTTATGCTATGTTGAGACATGTAGCTAGTAGAGTTGCTGGCAGCGCCAGAAAATTGATACGGGTTTAATAAAATGGGTTTACAAGCTACGGTACAGAAAGCAGCACAAGCAGCTATAAAAGCTGCCGGGGATATTGCGCTACTTTGCACTTATAGGGATGTTACTGCTAATCCCAGTATGGATGTTTCTACTGGAGAAGTTACTGAAACTAAAACAGACTATGCTAGCATCCGAACCGTGTTCGCAGATTATACAAAAAAAGAAAGGGAAAATAATGAATCTATCCTAGATGAGGATAAAAAGGCGTTAATAGCAAAATTTGATTTAATTCCTGTTCCTGATACTAGAGATAAGATTATTGATACGGATTCCACCGTGTGGAATATCCTAAATATAAATACTGACCCAGCAAAAGCCCTGTGGATTTTGCATGTCAGAAAATCCAAGGCATAGAAATGGCAAAACCGTTTGGAGTGTCTATAGATGAATTTGCTAAAGTAATTGGGGTGGATATATTGACAGTTAAAAAGAAATTAGCATTCGAAGCTTTTAGTAGAGTAATACAGAAAACTCCTGTTTTAACTGGCCGTGCCAGAGGTTCTTGGAATATTGGAGTTGGTAAAATAGATTTAAGTATTGCCACTGTTGAAAGTTCAGGCGCTAGAAAAGGAGGACATTATAAAGGTGCTGAAAAATTAAATAATTATTCTGATAATGATCCATTT